CCCTGAGCCCCGTTTCCCTGGGCGCCTATAAGCTGATCAAGACTGTGGAGATCACCGCTGATGTGGCCGCCATGGCTATTCCCGCCTTCGAGAACTGGCTGGTGGATCGCCTGGCCAACAAGCTGTTCCGTCTGGCCGCCACGCTGGTCGCGTCCGGTTCCGGCTCCAGCACCATCACCGGCCTGAGCACCATCACCGCGACGTCCCAGACCTACACGGCTGCCGGCGTGACCTATGCTGACCTGCTGAACATCATCAGCAAGCTGCCCAGCGAGTACCTGCCGAATGCCAAGTTCGTCATGAGCCGCGACACGTTCTGGAAGGGCGTCAAGGGTCTCAAGACCGACAACGATGTCCGCGTGGTGAACACCGACGTGGGCAGCCCTGCCGCGTACGACATCCTGGGCTTCCCGGTCATCCTGGAAGATCAGATCAGCACCGACATCATCTTCGGCGATCTGAAGGAAGGCTATGTGCTGAACTTCGCCAAGGATGTCGCTATCGACCGCGATGAGTCTGTGGCTTTCCGCACCGGTTCCACCGTGTTCCGCGGCATGGCCCTGGCTGATGGCAAGCCCACCGGCGTCGGCCTGGTTCGTTTCACCAAGGCAAGTTCTTAATGCAGGGCAGCGCTGAGGACGAGAGCGTGACCGCTCCGTCGGATGAGGAAATCGACACCGACGAAAGCGGCACGATCTCCGAAGAAGAATTGACCGCCTTAACCGTTGCCCAGCTTAAGGCGTACGCTGCCGAGAAGGGCATTACTCTGACGGCCACGAGAAAGGCCGATATTGTCGCCGAGATTCTGGCGGCATTGAACGAATAATCAACGGGGCGGGGGAGAAATCCTCCGCCCTTTGGTTTGTGAGGTGATCGGATGCTTGAGGCAGCTAAACTCGCGCTCCGGATCAGTACGGATGCCTATGACGAAGAGATCGAGTCGCTTCTCAAGGCAGCCGAATTGGATCTGCGGACGGCGGGTGTGAGGCGCATGGAACCGTCGGATGATCTGATCCGGCGGGCGCTGATCACATATGTGAGGGCTAATTTCGGATCCCCGGACGATTATGAGCGCCTGCGGGATTCCTACGAGCTCCAGAAGAGCGTGCTCATGCATGCTTCGGATTATACGGATTACTAGGAGGATGCCTGATGCAAAGGGTGGATGCGTGTTACCTGATCGCGGAGGATCCCAATGCCCACGGTGTCCATGATTCCCCTGAGGTCTCCAGGCGGCGGGTGTATTGCGAGGTTGCCAGCGCGACGCGCTCTGAATACTACACCGCACTTAATGCCGGGATCGCGCCGGAGTATGTGCTGAAGCTCGCGATCATGGAGGACTATCAGGACGAAAAGCTGGTTGAATTCCGGGGCAAGCGCTACCGGATTAGCCGGACCTACCTGACCGGGGATGGCGGCATTGAGCTGACCATCTACCGCGAGGACGTGAACTAAGGAGGCGGGGCTGATGATCTACGATGTGGTGGACGCCATTGTCCAGCAGCTGAATACCATCAGCGGCCTGTCCTTCGTTCGCGATGCCTGGAACAACAAGGCGCCGGACAACTACGGCGTGGTGGAACTGACCGGGCAGGTCGGCGGGATCTGGGCGGACGGGCATCTGATCGACCAGTCTTTCGCCGTGACCGTGAGCCTCTATGTGCGTGACGGATCGGACACCTGGGTGGAAATGGTGCAGGATGTGCTGGATGAATATGAGGATGAATATGAGTATGTGTATTCAATGCCTCAGCGCGAGTACCTGCAGGACGTGAACTATGTGAGATGGTCATGGAACCTGCAGCTGGACGGTCCGCTGATCCGTGAGGATGGTGACTGAGATGGCTCGCGTGGAATTCAGTGGACTGGATCAGATCGATGGAACATTCGCCAAACTTGAGCGGATGGACGTCAAGAAGATCGTCATGGCTGGTGCGGACGCTGCCATCGGTGTGCTGGAAACAGTATCGGAGACGCACGTCGTGACCGGAGCCATGAAGAGAAGTATCGCGCCGGGGGTGTATCGGGAAACCCTGGGCGGCGGATCCATTGAGGTGTATCCCCAGGGGCTGGATAGCCGCGGGGTGCGTAACTACCTCAAGGCGAAGAAGATCAATGAAGGATACCGGAAGGACAAGAAGGGCAAGGGCTTTATGACCGGATCGGCCACAAAGGCCAAGCTCCAGACAGCTGAGGACGCCGCCATGAGCGCCGAGGCAAACAAATTATTCAAGGAAGCAGGAGGGTAAAGCTAATGAAGATCGGAGTGAAGAAATTCACGTACGCCACCTATGCCAGCGGCGGCGACGGCGCTGCTGTGGTGTATTCCGATGGCGTTATGACCGACGATCGCACCGTGAATGTCGAGTACACGACGGAACGGGATGACGCGAGCTTCTATGCGGATGATCACCGCATTGAGCATGACAACAGCATCACCGGGTGCAACGTCGCCCTGGAACTGGCCACGCTGACCACCGACATGATGGCGAAGCTGCTGGGCTGGACCGTGAGCGGCACCGACTATCAGGAAACCGGCGAAGAAGCGCCCTATGTGGGCTGCGGCTGGATCGTCACCGTGAAAGAGGACGGCGCGAGGAAGTACCGCGCTGTGTGGGTGTACAAAGTCCAGTTTGGCATGGAAACCGATTCTGTCGCTACCAAGGGGCAGAACATGGAGTACCAGACCGAGAACATCACCGGCGCTGGTATGGGCGTGAAACTGGCCGAGGACGGCCCGGACATCTACCGGGTGGTATCTCCGGCGAACGCTACGCTGGCGGCGGCTGTGACCTGGCTGAAGGGCAAGGCTGGGATTTCTTAATCGACTATCGGCGGAGGGAGCTTTCGACGGCCCCTCCGCCTTAATAATTGGAGGTATGAATGACTAAGTACACAATCGGAGCAAAAGAGTACACGTTCCGCTTTGATCTGGCTGCCATGGAGGAGATCGAGAACGAATTCGGCGGCATCCGGGAAATGTTCCAGGCGCTGAGCAACAGCGGGAAACAGATCGCCAGCCTCCGCAAGGTGTTCAAGATTATGGCCAACAACGGCGAGGAGTACGAGGGCCGGCCCGGTGAGGTGACCGGCAAGGAGATCATGCGCCTGACGGCCGCCGAGATGGGCGACCTGATGGACGCGCTGAAGAATGAGATCGCGGAGAGTGCCCGGCCCAAAGAGCATGAGGCCGAAGAGGGCGACGGTGTGATCATCGATGAGGATGACGGAAAAAACGTAAGGGCCGGCAACTGACGAGCAGGAAACTGTACGGGTACGCTCTGGTTGCCGGGATGACATTGCAAGAGGCGCGGAAATGTGAACCGGGATTCATTCTCGATATGCACATGATCCGCTTTGAATACGATGCGCGGCTGGCCGGGATTAAGCTCCCGCAGCGGATGGCGCGGGTGACTGATCTATAAGTGGGGTGAGAGGATGCCGGGCGAGAACGAGATTAAACACAAAATAACTCTGGAGGGCGAGAAGGAATATAAAGCCGCTCTGCAGGACGCGCGCCGCAACCTGCGAACCCTAAAGAGCGAGCTGAAAGCCGAGACTGCCGAGCTGGGCAAGAACGCCAGCGAACAGCAGAAAGCGGAAGTCAAAGCAAAAAGCCTCAAGAAGCAAATTGCCGAGCAGGAGAAAATTGTCGAAACCTGCAAGCAACAGCTGGCTGAGGCCAAAAAGGAATACGGCGATAATGCGGATGTCATTGCGAAATATGAGATCCAGTTGAACAATGCCCGCACCGCGCTGGCGAATATGCGGAACGATCTGACCGGGGTAGGTCAGGCGATGCAAACCGTGACCACCGAAACAAACACGGGCGTCACGGCGGCGAAATCGTTCGCTGATGCTTTCGGCAGCATTGCCGGGGTCGCCGGTGGGGTCAGCGATGCCATTGAGGGCATCTTCACGGGCATGGTCGGCACCATCAAGGATGCGATCACCGAGGTCTGGGCGGACATCACGGAGCTGGCTGGCCGGGCGAATGAATGGGCGGATCTGGCTGGCTTTTGGAACACGTCTACGACCAATATCCAGAAATGGTACAGAGCGGTAGGATCTTCGCATAATGATTTCGCCACGCTGAACAATGCCGTGACCCGGATCGTCATGGCTGACAGCAAGAAGATCGCCGAAGCGGCTGGCGTAAGCTCTGAGAGCTACACCGACCAATGGGAATATGCCATGGCGGTGCTGGGCAACCTTGCCGAAATGGGCTACGATGACCGGCTGAAAGCGCTGGGCGAGATCTTCGGCGAGAAACGGGCGACCGGCGTCATGGATCTGGTCAATGACTGGGGCACGATTGTTGATAACCTTAACCGCTTCGACGCCGAGAACGGCGGCATCGGCATGACGGAAGAGCAGATGTCTGACATGGCGAAGCTGGCCGAGGACGTGGACAAGATTCAGCAGACCTGGGAAGCGTTCAAGGATTCATTCATGGCCGGGGCTTTCGGCAAGCTGAGCCTTGACCTGGTCGGGAGCGCTCAGGGGATGCTGGATTCCCTGATCGGGTTTATGAATTCCGACAGCGAGGCCGAGCGCGATGCCTACATTGAGGAATTCAAACAGAATGCCACAAACTTCTTCCGGCGCTTGGGCGAGGCGCTGACAGAGGCCGCCAAGGCGCTTGGTGACGTCGGTAACGATCTGGCCGGGAGTGAGGACGGCACGGTGGCCGCCATCGGGAAAGTGTTCCAGGGCCTGAGCAGTGCGCTGGACTGGTTCGCGGATGGGAGTCACATTGACGATGTGGTTCGCGGATTTGAAACGCTCGCGGGCTTCTGGATTGCCGGCAAGGGTGCCCAGATGGGTGCCAAAATCCTGGAGATTGTCGGGAACATTTCCGCAATCAAGATGTTCAGCGGAGCGGGTGCGGCCGGTATTGCCGGAGCTTCCGCCACAGCTGCCGCAGAGGCCGGAGCTGCCGCGGGAACCAGCTGGGGGGCTGCCTTCGGGGCGGCCGTGCTGAAGGCCGTGCCCTGGCTGGCGGGCCTGATCACGCTGATCACGCCGGCGGAGACCGCGAGTAATGACTGGGACACGATGGTGGACGAAACTACCGGGGAGCTGACGGCTGCCGGAAAAGAAGCCCAGGAAATGGAGAGGCGCCGTTCCGCCGCCGGTGTTTTCGCGCTGGAGACGGACGATCTGGCCGCGCGGGAAGCTGCCGGACGGGCCGCCCTGACGCCGGAACAGGCCAGGGCCGCGGAGGACTTTTGGGATATCTACCGCAGCTTTAAAGGGGACGAGGCGGACAAGCAGGACGTCCGGGATACCATGGACACAGTGGAGGCCGCTTTCGCCGGGCAGGAGGATCTGATGCGGCAGATCGTCACCTGGATCTCGACCTATGGAGATAATCGGGACGACAGCTGGATGGGCATTGAGGATCTGCCTGCGAACTTCTGGCAGCAACTCGGCGGACAGAACCAGGGCAAGGATCAGCTGACCGGGCAGGATGTCCGGGGGATGACCAATGCCGTCAATGGGCTGGGGGCCGCCGTGGAGGCCGGCGCGGCCAAAGGCGTGAGCGGCATCAAGGTGACGCTGGACGGCGAGACCGTGGGCAGGCTGGTGGCTCCGTATGTGAGCGCCGGTATCGCCCGGAACGTGGCGCTGCCGTGGTGACGGAGGTGAGTGAATGATACTTGCACACAGGGTCCAGCTTAACGGGATCGAGCTGGATCAGGTTGATGACCGGATCCTGGTGACCGGGATCCGGGAGACAGCGCCGCGGATGACCGTGAACGCGCAGAGCTGGGGATTCCGGGACGGCCAGCGGGTGACGGAGCTCCGGCGCGACTATCTGGAGATCCAGATCCTGTTCAAGATCCGACTGAAGAAGAACCACATGAATGCCAGGGACGCCGTGGTCAGCGCTGTGATGGCATGGGCGCGGGACGGCGGCTGGCTTACAACCGACCAGAAACCGGGGAAGCGGCTGCGGGTGCGGCTGACGGGCTTCCCGCAGATCGGCGACCCGTGGAAGTGGACGGAAGAGTATACGATCACCTTCCGGGCCTCAGACGTGCCGTATTGGGAGGACATT